ATTTGCTATATAAATAGGGCCATGTCTAAAAAATTCTTCTCCATTAATTTCAAAGAATAAAACAGAAGCATCTTTTTCATTTATTATGACAGGGCTTCCTTCTTCCATAATTTGAGCCTTGTCATAAAATGGTTGTGTTCCATTTGGTGAAATAGATTCTGATGATAAAAAGTCTGCATTGATAGTAGCATTGTTTCTTGCTAAGGTTCTATTTAGTTCATAAAGTCTTCCAAATGGATCTCCTACTTGTCCCCATTCGTATACGTGATGAAACATACCAGGGTGAGATCTTGCTAACCCATCCATGTATTCATAAAAAGCAACAATAGAAGTATCTGCAAGTTTTTGAGTTATTTTAGGCTCGCTTCTTTTTACTTCTTTTAAAAATGATTCAGAGTATTGAACAGTATTTCTTAAGGTAGAGATTAAGTCAGAAGCATCTAGTTTAACTTTCATTATTCCCACCTTTGATTTTGAGACTTGCTTATAAATACTCTTAAGTATCTTAATGTATTGTCATAGTTAAATGTAGGAACAATTGTTTTTACCTCATACTTTGTGCTTACTGGATCTGTTGAATTTGGTTTGTTAGAACCATTAATCCACACAGGAGTTCCTGAAGCATCTTTAATATTTGTAATAGATATAGAAGTTATTGGATAATACTTGCCATTAGACTTCTTTCTTAAATCTTCTGGTGTTCTAAAAAAATTACTAGAGTCATAAACAAAGTCAGTTCCTTTTGTTTTTAATTCTCCAATAAGATCTCCAGACTGTTCTGTAATAACTGAACATTTTACAGTTCTATCAAATACCCAAGTTTTTGCAACATTGCCATAATCTAATTGTTTTGTATCTGCATAATATATATCTGCAGTCATTGGGAACATTATATCGTTTAACCCACCTGTTGCATTAGGCAGCATTTACAACACCCCGAGGCGAATTCTATTTCTGTATTTCTCCAAGATTTTATCTACTATAACATTGCCTGTATTTGTTAAAGCACCCTTAGCAAACTTAATCTTATAATCATCATTGTCGAATGACTCTATGTATCTATTAACATATTGAAGAGTATTGTTTTTCATGTCTTGAATTAATAGTTCTGACGCTTCCTGTACATCTTGAGGGATAACCTTCCAACCAAAATCTCCATCAATTATGTACTCTGATCCTTCGTTAAAATCTGCATCTAAATATCTTTCTCTCCATACTTGTTTGTAATTAATCTTATTCTCTGGTACCTCTGGATCTATTGAGATAATGGATGTTCCATCTTTGCTTATCAAGAAATTTACTTCATTTGTTTGAGATGTTGAATCAAACAACAAATATCCATTTTGATAAACCTTATAAATCTTATAAATCTTTTCATCAACTGGTAGATAGTCTGATCCATTACCAACTACCTCTTTTTCTTTTCTTACAAAAGGAAATCCTTGTGTTTGAGAATCTATAATATATCTTGCTATTCTTTCATAGTCTAATTCGCTACCGTCAGTTATATCTAATGCTGCGGCTACGTTGTCTGTATTGCAATATGGTCTAACCACATCTATGTTGGTTAATACTACAGTATCTCCAGAAGCGTTCTTAACTGACGCTACAAGGTTTCCTGTATAGGTTAGGTACTTATTGTTAAGGGTAAAAGAAACACTGCCATACAATGGCGTTGCTGATGCTGAATAAGATTGTCCTGTAATTAGGTCGTCATACTCTAATGTATGAACTGCACTTGATGAAACTTGAAAACTTGCTACTAAACTTGTTGTGTCTGTATGTCTTAATATTTCCATATTATACGCCGTAAGCGGCGGCTACCTCCTGTGGGGTAGCAATTCTAACTTTATTATTTTTTTCTACCCATTTACTTGCAAGTTCTTCTGAAACAATATTATATCCACGAACTAATTTTCCTAATTCTTTATCACTGAGACTTGCATTTTCAATATATAAAGCAACTTTATTATTAGATTCGTACATAATATCCTCCAAGTTTATTATATCATTTATAAAATAGTTGAAGGGAAGACATTTTTACGTGTCCCCCCTTCGAGTTGTTCTGAAGAGAACTATTGTTGCATGTAAGCAACTGCGTCTTCTTCTTCAATTTGAACACCAAAACGCAAGAAAGTAGTATATTCTACTGTATCTTTCTTAGGTTGGAATTCACGATGAACAGTAACGTCTCTTTGGAATCCCCAAATACGGTTTTCTGGGAATGTCAATGATACGAATCCTGCTGGCATCAATGGAACTTCAACTAATGGAAGACCAAGAACACGGTATTGAATTGGAGCACCAATTGTTTGAGGTGCTGCACCATCGATAACACGTTCTACGATTCTTTCAGTGTTTAAGTTACCACTTGAACCAAGACCGTTAATGATTGCTGCTACTGTTTCGGTATCAGCATAGAACTTCATTGCTGAGCGAGAAGCACGATATTTACGTGGCATTGCAAGCACAAGTGCTTGTAAGTCTTCAATATCTGTTCCGTAAGTGGCACTGTGACCATTATTTTCTTTAGCAACAAAACCTTCCAAAATGTTAAGGAAAGTATTTGAGCCTGCACCTGTTCCGTTAATTGCAAGATCTTCAAGATCGTTTGCAAATGCACGAGTCATTGTACGAACTAAATGATCTTCTAATGCTGCACCTTCGATGTTATCTTCTAGTGCTTCAGATGATACTTCCCAATCAAGACGAACTTTCTTTGTAGTAATTTCGACTTTTGTGAAAGTAACTCCAGCATTTGTGTATGCCGCATCTGCTTGAGCAGCAGCACGGATTACACGTTCTCCAACGTTCATCTTTTCTAATTCTGCTGTGTTGCCACGCATTGTTACACGGCGACCATCACGAGCAAGAACTTGTTGTTCAAAGATGTATTCGATAAATTGGCGTGACTGTTCTGGATTTAAGATACCACCACCATCTGCTGGTTTTGCGGTTCCTACTGGTCCAAGTTCTGATGCTGGGGTGCTAACACCGCCAATACCTCCTGAAGCAATAACTCCTGTTACAGCCGCCTTATTTAAAATTTCTTCTGACATATTTTTTTCACCTCCCAGTGAATTTAACGATATAGATCAGCGGAATTGAGGAAACGCCCGCCCCACATCGACCTTTTTTGTATTTTTTGCTGTACGACCCCGCCGAGGTCGCCAGATTTACGGACCGCTGTGTCATCTTCTACTGCATCGACACGCTTTCCAAACTCTTCAACATTGTTTTTTACACCAGTAACTTCCTCTTTAACTGATTCAATGCCTTTTGTCATTTCAGCAACTTTGTCGTTAATTGATTTAACGGCTGCTGCTAATTCTTCTACTGCTGCTACAACGGACTTGCTAACTTCGTTAACAGATGCTTGTACTGTTTCAACAGCCTTTGCTAAGTCAACTTGTGCAACTTCTTGTGCAGGAGTGGCTTCTGTATTTTCAGATTTAACAACTTCTTCAGAAACTTCTTTTGCTTCTTCTACAACAGGTGCTTCTTCAGCAGCAGGTGTTTCTTCAGCAGCAGGTGCTTCTTCAGCAACAGGTGCTTCTTCAGCAGCAGGTGCTTCAGCAGCAGGTGTTTCTTCTGGACTATCAGACTTTACAATTTCGTCTACAACGACAGTCTCACTTTCTGTATCTACAGATTTTTCTACTTTTGTTTCTGCAACAACTTCTGTTGCTTCAACTTGTTCTTTTTTTGCCATATTCTTCCCTCCTTTATTAATTTGATCAGTCTTGGATGTTTTTCCAAGTTCTGTGTCCTGTGACTTAAGTAAACCTTTTATCACAGAAACCTTATCTACATCGTTTGATTCTACGAAACCAACCCAGGTTTCATCATTACGAGGATCTTCTTCTTTTGAAAGTCTAATTGTTTGATATTCTTTTGACCAGTAAACATTTTCAAATAATGTTTTTGTGATCATACCCTCAACAGTGTTTACACCATTTGCGGCTTTTTGAATTGAAAGAATGTTTGCGAATTGATTAGCAGGATTATCTACTAATGAGAGTTCATGGAGGTCATAGTCCTTAATAACACGAATCTCTTTATCCATTTCGGAGTTGTACGCTTTGTCTGAATCGTTGATACTGCCACCAATAGAAAAACCAGTAAGAGTACCGTCAAGAACTTTTTCCCAAGTGTCTTGAGCACCTTTAGAAATGTATGCATCTACGTATACCCCATTATAAAATTTTTCTTCTTGTTTGTTATAAAATTGATCTGATTTAAAAGACACAACCTTGCCTACTGCAATTGGCATGTGCATTTCTCTTAAATTGCCACGAAAGCGTTCAAAGGCTTTTAGGCTAACGTCTGTTGGCACAATGTCTGCTTGTTTGTCGACATTATCAAGTGTTGCAAAACCTGAAACGATTCTGCGTTCTTTGTCTACTTTTGCAATTGGCATAGACAGCGTTATGTTGTCTTTTTCTGAGTGCCAAAATGCTTTATGCATGTTAGTCATACTAGTTCCATTATATAATGTGTTTTAAGGATCTTTAAAGTTTATAACAACTATTGACTTGATCTACCTTGGCCTTGTGCATTTCTGCCAGACGTGGTTGATACAGAGTCGCTTGCGTTATCTGTTCTTTGTTGATCCCTCATTCTATTTCCACTTGTTTGTGCTGCTATCTCAGCCCTTGCTTGTGAACCTAGAACTATTGGTTCTTGACCACCTGGACGAACAGGGTACCCAAGTCTTTCACGAACTTCGTTTGGAACTAATACCTGCATACGTAGGTATCTTTCGTCAATCTGACTTTGTGTTACTTCGTCTGTCAGAGTTAGTTCGTTAAGTTTAAATTGTAGCATATCTGTTTCTTCTTTAACGATTTTATTAATAACCTTTTCAAGGTTTCTTTGTGCTGGTCTAGCCACTTGTTCTTTAAAAGTACGATCTGAGGATAAGGCTGATGCAATTGATACCCCAGCACCTCCACCCACTTTAGAGAATGGAACTTGATGAGCCATTAAGATATCGTCACGATTTGATTTACGATACTTTTCAAATGATCCATCTTGAATACCACTTTCAATGGCTTTCATATCAAACTCTACCTTATTATCTGGACTATCTCCAGGAAGTGGAATGTAAAGTGTTCTATGGTTTTGACCACGAAGTCCTGATTGCAAGAATCTAAATAACTTATCTTCTGCATCAACAGATAGTTTTGCACCTTTTAGGGATACTATATATCTTGGAACTGCTTTGTTTTCAAAGTAATCAATATTATACTTACCCGCTAAATTATCTCCAACCATTGAGGTTGCGGCTGCTACGGTATCTGGAACACCATAGTATGATGTTTTTGGTGAGTACTTTTTAATGTGGATTAATTCGTTTGGTCTTCTGTCTGTGGTTATAGGGTTTTGATCTTCTGTACCTTGGAAGTTTCTAAAGAATACAACTCGTTGATTTACAATCTGAATGTATCCATCACGTAAACGTCTAACACGGATTGTTGTGGCTGGAATATGTCCGATATAACCAATATCTCCATTTACCTTACGTCCAATTTCAATATATCCATTTCCGATTGATTCAACATCTGTGTATACTTTTTCTAGGATATGACTAAATGTGTCTTCGTCATTTAAACTTTCTAACCATTCAGCCATAGATGCTTTTGATCTTTGAATTTTTCTTTGTGCTCTCATTAAAGATTCTTCTGAATCTGCATCTTCAAGTCTTGCCATTGTGGAATCTGTTACTTCAAAAGAGTATCCAAGTCCTACTATGTTTGATACCTTTGCATTAACGGCAGCATGGTTAGCAAATGAGTTTTCGTAAAAGTATGCTAATTCGTCTAGGTTGTATGGTGGTATAACAACGTCATAAAGGCCATAGGCAGTGACAAGATCCATTTCAGGGAATAGTTGCTTTGATCCACTATCTTCTTGCCCCATAAAGGCTTTATTTAAGTTTCTAGACGCTCTTCTTTTAAAGTTACTATCTAGTCCGTCATAAGATTTTGCTATTTCAGCATCTATCATAAAGTCATCTGACTTGATAGATTTTTCCATTTTGTCTAAATTATCTATTCTTGCAATAGATTCTAATTGCTCATTCTCCATTTGCTTTTAAACCTTTCTCTGCATCCATCCATGCTCCAATGTCTGTTTCACTAGCAATGTATCCTTCTTTCATTCTACCCAGTTGTTCTGAATGTTCCATGTCTGAAATTCTTCTTACTCCTGGCATAAAAATAACTTTTCCTGCTGGTGCTCCATAGTGATGTGCTGCTTCTTTTACCTTAGCCATCTTTGCTAAATCGTATTGATCACCTGGGATGTTCATAACGTTGCCTCTTCCATCTCCAAATGCTCTTCCATTGTGATCCATTTGCCATACATATAGGCCATATCTTTGTTGTTTTTGTAGAACTGTTAACTTACTATTACCATCTTTTGGGTTTTGTGGCTTTTTCATATACATAATTGTACCATAGCAAATACAATTACACAACCTTTCCTTCATAGAGTGTCCAATTTGCATCACTTAGTATTCTAAATGAATCAGAATTGACAGATAGTAAAGAAGTATCTCTAGTAACTATTCTAGAAATTCCAAATAGTGATTGATATACCTGCTCTCCATCTACTGATATTGATGCTACTTCTTCTTTAAATAGGGCATCTTTCCAGGTACCGCTCAAAATGGCTGTCCAAGGATTATTTACAATAGGGTTTTCTAGTTCTGGATTATCTGAAAGACTTGTCCTAATTTCATTCCAATTTTTAGATCCTAAAGTTTTTCCATATATTACATAGGATTTGTTATATAAGGCTATATTATTATATAAGAATCCAGGGTATAGTTCTAATTGACCTATACTTGCATCTAAGTTTATGTTAGCAAACAGGGATATAGATATTGAAGACCATGTTAATGGTTCTATTACTGGGTTTTTAATTTGTTGTCCATCTTGATAGAAAGTAGAATTTTTATCTTCTACCCCAGTTATTGCGTCATATATTTTTATAAATCCTCTTTTACCTTCTACCTCTTTTTCTAGCCAAATATCAAAAGTGTTATCAAGTGTTTTAATTCTTGCTACCTTTGTATTGCTTTCAATTGTATAATCTTTGTTGTAGAATAAAAATAATTGAATACCCCCTAAACTGTAGGCTGGAGATTTCTGACTATTTATAGGAATAGTTATTCCTCTTTCTCC